GGGGATTAAGGCCATTTACACAATCCCACTTAATCCAAGGGTTACTGTCTACGATAACATCTTCCGTATCTGGGAATAAGTCTTTCAGTGTGTAAACTGTGACCTCTGACTCATTATCACCTCTGGAATAACTCTCCTTATTGTTCCAGAACCAAACCTCCTTGTCATAGTCCACACCGTAGTAATTGTACGCTGAGAGATTCCACTCACCCTTCTCTTCTATTTCCACCCCATTATCGAGGAACAGCGTCACCACTTTCTTTAAAGTCTCTTCACCTTTAATCTCAGATGTTGCAATACAGCAAGGGAATTGTAGCTTAGGTTTAAGTGTAACAGACCCAGCAATAAGCTCTACTTGAGTGTATAGCAAGGCTTGTTGTAAATCTTCCACTGGATTAAAGAACCAATACAAGTCCTCATTGAAGGAATGTTTATCCATGTAAGTTACCTCTATACCTATTTTAAAGTTGTGGTTACTGCCATTGACAACTTTAAACTTAGCTTCAGGGTTACTCTCTATAATCTTATCAAATTCTTCTCTATTCATATCATATCTCCATCTTTGTTTGTTAATGTGTAGCTATTGTATATGTAATCTTCCTTGAATACAAGAGCTTATTTACCATGTCTGTCACTATAGCCTGCCCCTTGTATATTTAGTAAGTTTATCATTTGTTCCCTGTATTCACAAGCCATGAAGAATGCTAGTTCTTCTCCGTGACGCTTAACAGAGAAACTCTTAGACCTAGGATTTCCATTTATATCTCTCCACATGGAAATGTATCTACCTTCAGGTGATCCACGGAAGCTTACCCCATTAATTCCAGTCTTATTATCTCTTCTCTTTCTTTTGTTTCTTGATTGATACTTACTCTCTATCCAAACACAGTTTTCGGAGCAGTAGTTCTTATCACTATCTAATCTTTCTAGGGAGTGAACCTTGCTCGGCCTAAGTCCCATATCATTAAAGAAGTTTATAAAACCTTCCCGCCATTCTGGACATACTGAGATACCCCTGCCACCATAGTCCTTGTAAAAATCATCCTTTGCATTAGTGCAACGGCTAATCATCCCTCGCCAAACATCATACTCAGGTGTATTTGTTCTGCCATGTGTTGTATTTGCTACAGATGCCCTCTCCCGTTGTAGACAACCACAAGAAGCTGTTTGTCCACATCTTAAAGGTTGTCCCTTAACTATACAAATTTCTCCACAACTGCATAGACAATGCCATTGTAAGGACTTAGTGCCACATGGATTTTCATAATCAGGTGCCCTTCCTGTTACAGAAAGCCTTCCAAATACGTGCCCAGTAAGGTCTATTACTTTACCCATTTAATTACCCTCATAGCGATTCTTTAAATAGTCCAAAGAAATAAACATGGGTAATCCAAATCCATCTGTCACTTCGTGTAACATCGTAATACCTCTGAAGTGGTTGTTTCCCGTTTCGCCCTTATACGCTTCATGGAAGTCATAAGCAGCGCCATTGATAATGCCAATCTGATGCTTACCATCTAATGTAGGACGAATAGCTACATCTAAGCATTGCTTATGTCCAACAACAAAACTATTACCAACTGTCTTCAACTGGTTCATTGCATTGCCCCCATATGGCTTCCCAGTCATGGGGTTAGCTAAGTAGTGAACAAAGAAGATACCCTCAATATTAATTGGCTTTAGGAATGGCTGAACTTCCCATCCCATCTCTGCTAAAGGTAGTGTGTCTGTCCCAACAAATCCGTCCAACTCAGGCATATTATCTGCTAGACGGTCAAAGCGATTTTCATGGTTCCCAGAACAGAATACTAAGCGCGGGTTGTAGCCATCTTTTTGGAACTCAGCAAGAAGTAACTCCATGCTTTTATTACCAGCTTCAATGTCAGCTTTCAGTCTACGGCCTTCAAAAGATTTCTTACCTTTATCATAACTTGATAAACTTTCAAAGTCATAAGCATCTCCAATATGAACCACAATATCAGGTTTCTTATCGAAGATATATTTACCAATCCACTTCATGTAGTCTAAGGATACATTCGGTTTGGCTTGTGTGTCAGCTATCACCAAAATCTTCTTAGGCCTATCAAACTTAAACTCGACATCGGCACCGTAAGCGTCAGTTACACGTACACTACCTTTACTCTTCTCTGGCCTATAAGGTGGCCAGATTCCAATCTGATGCTCTGGTGTAGGGCAATCAGAATCGGTAAACCCATTAAAATAATTATCTACGATATCTTCATTAGCCATCCACCAATCTAAGTGAGTTTGTTTACTAATAAACATTTGGATAGCGCGTGGACTTATACCATACTCACGAGACAGTTCATAACTACTTTTGTTATCCCCGTGATAACCCATCACTATCTTAGCTTTCACACTATCATCTTTAAGCTGTTTTGAATACTCTGTCATTCATCCTCCAATATTTCAACTAAACCTAATTGCTTCACCCAACCTAATACTTCAGTTAATGTTTTAGTATTAATATCGAAATCCACATGTTTATCTTTACTGTACTCATCAAGCAATCCCTTTACAGAATATGTGATTAAGTTTCTAACAGCACTACAATGTGACTGCCAGTGAGACTTATCTTCACAATCTGCAATTGGTAATATGTTGTAACGATAGTTATGAGCCATTACTTAAAACCTCTCTTATTTGAATCTTACGCTTAGCTGCATTTGATTCTGGTTTTACTCCACGATCAATCAACCACTGCTTGTCTTGCTTGTCTTTACAAATAGCAATCACTTGCTTCTCAATAATACTATCTTCAAAGCTTAAACCTGACCTTTGTGAATACGATTGAGTTTTGTGGCAAGGTTTGCAGGCCAGTCTGAAGTCTTCCGCGATAAGGCCACCACAATGCCACAGGAAGCTCTCGGCTGTCTCTTTAGACGTACAACCCTCAGATTCAACTAAGTGATCACACTCTAATTTACTACCCGCCATCCACTGCTCACAGAAACTACATTGGCCTACCTTCTTAGTTGAGGGGTGATAGAGTTTAGCTTCACGTTCTTCTTTAGTAACTGGACGTAGTTGGGACTGCTTCCACACCTTGCGTAAGGGGTAATCAGACCACAATCGTCTTAGTGCTCCCCTCAACCACTGCCAATATTGTGCCTCTGTTTTCCAGACAGTTTTACCTTCAGTTGTTAGCCAAGGAGCTTTCAATTGTACTCCTCTCTGATACACTTCCAGACAGGGAACCTAGGCACCCCATATTTAGAAAGCTCTTGGTACTTGAACGTAGTCAGTTTACCTAATAGACTTTCTCGGTTGTACCAAATATGGTGTCTCTGCTCATCATTGTAACCACTGCCAATCTTAAACTCTATATCTCTCCACTTAACCACAAGAGCGCCCAAGGTATCAGCAGGAACCATCCCTTCTTGCTTATGGGATCGTTTAGAGTAACCACGTTCATCTGTAGTCTTCTCATTCTCATTGTGCATCTTCTCTTCAAAGCCGATAATAACTGCTTCATCATCAAAGAACTTCTTGAGCTTCATTAAGGCTTGTGACTTGAGTGTATGACGACCTTGTTTATAAAGGCTATCAGGGGCACGTAACATTGCACCTTCGTAACCTTTATCAATAATACTGGTAAGTAGGACATCACATTTCTCAGCATTACCCACTACCCGATTATCAATAAGCTTAACTCTACCTACGTACTCAGGAAGGAAGGTACTCAAGGTATCAAACCGTTCTTGATATGTACCTTCATGGTTCCACAGATCATAGACAACATAGTAAAAGTCTGGCTCACCTTCAATACGCATCACTCCAGACTGCACATCATTAAAATCCCCAGCTATCATTAGCTCACCATGAAGGCCGTGGTATTTATTAGCTGCAAAGAAAGACTGAATAAACTTATTTGGAATAGGCTTCATTGTACGAGACATTGCAACACCATTCACAGCTAGACACGCGATTCCATCGAGTTTTGGCTGTATTATTTTTGGGTACGTAACCTGAGTATAGATGTCAGGTATCTCACTTGCAGCAAGCTGCGGCTTCTTTAATTCTATAGCCATTTCACTTCAGTCCCCTCAATAATTGACTTTTGTAGTTTAAGTATTCTGCTTTCAAGTGCCCCAATTACCCTTTCGTCAGTTTGTGATTCCAGTGCCCTTTTTATTGCGATTACCTTGAATCTTTTCCACTCGTTGTGAGCATCCATTTCATCTAAGAGGGGCACGCTGTAAAGAAACACATTCCCATTTTTACAAGAGGCTTTATATTTACCGCTTTTGGTTTCTCTCACGCCTAACAGGTTTTGTTTAACCATACACGCTTTTGCTAGGAATATGTAGTTAACTTCCTTACTTACAAACAGGCAGGTATTCGGAGAGTAGGTCTTATTCCCCTCGACCATTATGTCCTTATCTAACTCTTTACTCTCCCAATCCTGCTGTTCCATCCAAGATTTAAACTTGGAGAAGTGCAGCCACTCCTCACAAACAGTGCAGCCCTTATAAGAGGGGTACTTAGCTAAATATTTAGGGGAGTAACATCTTTTAAGCATGTCTGCCCACACAATATAGAAAGGGCAAGCCCATACAGTCTTCTGTATTTGTTTACCTTTTGGGTGTGGGAGTGTATTCCTCTTATTTATAGGAGTCGGGGAATCATTTATTCCAACTCCACAAACCTTACGTTTAGTTTTCAAAGGCCATCCTTTACAGTTTAGGTTGGATAATCTTAGGCCAACTTACTTGTGTGTAAATGTCTGGGACATCTGAGGAGGCCAGTTGTGGCCTAACTAAATCAACCATAACAACTCCTATCGAAAGAACTTAGTAACAGAGTACAAACCATCTACAAATCGTTCATAAGTGAACTTCCACCATGACTTGTAATAGTTATCATACAGCTCGTTTTGAGCTTCACGTAAACTACTTCTGGTTATTAAGAGACTCTCCTGTAGACC